AACGGCGGTTATCTCGTTCCCGAGGAGTACGACAGCCGCCTTATTGGCGCGCTGACCGAGGAAAACATCATCAGAAAGCTGGGTCACACCATCACCACAAGCGGTGAACACAAGATAAATATTGCCGCAACAAAGCCCGCCGCTGCATGGATTGACGAGGGCGGTGCGCTCACTTTCGGGGACGCTACTTTTGCGCAGATTAACCTTGACGCGCACAAGCTGCACGTTGCGGTTAAGGTAACGGAGGAGCTGCTCTACGACAACGCTTTCGGGCTTGAAAACTACATAATTGAGCAGTTCGGCAAGGCGCTGTCCAATGCCGAAGAGGACGCTTTCCTCAACGGCGATGGCATCGGCAAGCCCCTCGGCATTTTTGCGGATAAGGGCGGTGGCGAGGTTGCGATAACCACAGCAAGCGCGACCGCGATTACCGCAGACGAGGTAATCAACCTTGTGTACTCGCTCAAGCGTCCCTACCGCAAGAACGCAAAGTTCATCATGAACGACCAGACTGTCGCGGCGCTCCGCAAGCTGAAAGACAATAACGGCGCGTATCTGTGGCAGCCCTCGCTTCAGGCGGGCGAACCCGACAGGCTGTTCGGCTACGAGGTTTACACCTCGCCATATGTTCCCACGATTGCGGCGGGAAAGCCTGTTATTGCTTTCGGCGATTTCAGCTACTACAACATCGGCGACCGCGGCACTCGTTCTTTTGCGGAACTCAAGGAACTGTACGCAGGAAACGGTATGGTGGGCTTTGTGGCAAAGGAGCGTGTTGACGGAAAGCTGATTCTTCCCGAGGCGGTGCAGATTCTCAAGATGAAAGCAGGCTCCGGTTCGTAAAGGGTGATTAAATGGACGAACTTCTCACGAAAGTAAAGCAGAACCTCATACTTGAACATTCGGCTGACGATGTACTTCTCGTAAGCTATATCAACGCCGCCGTTTCATACGCTGAAAGCTATCAGCACGTTGAACAGGGGTATTACACCGACAACCCGATGTCAGCGACAACCGAACAGGCAGTTATTATGCTGTCATCTCACTTTTACGAAAGCAGAGATGGCAGCACGGGCGGTTTTTTCGGGGACAATGTTCAAGCGGGAAAACAGGTGTGGGATACGGTGAATATGCTGCTGCGGCTCGACAGGCGGTGGATAGTATGAGTTTCGGCAAGATGAACAGGTTTATTGAAATCACGGAGAAACAGGTTGTAACTGACAGCGAGGGTTTTCAGTCCGAAACCGATGTTGTTGTGGCAAAGGTACGGGCATACCGAGAGGGGCGGCACGGCAGCGAGAAATGGGCTAACCGCGCCGTTTTCTCCGAAGCTACCGACTTGTTCCGTTTTCGCACAATTCCCGGTCTGAAAATCTCAACGGATATGCGTATTCTGTGCGATAATTCGATTTTTGAGATAACCTCTGTTGAAGATGTAAAAGGTCGTGGAATGTATGATGAAGTGCTTGCAAAGGAGGTCGAGCCGAGTGGCTAAAGCTGATGTTAAAATGCCCGATGAATTTCTTGCGAAACTGTCACGGCTCGGTTCGCAGACCGACACAATCGCGGAAAAGGTACTGCAAGCGGGCGGTGAGGTTGCTTTGGATAAGGTTCGGAGCAACCTTTCCGCTGTGGTGGGTGTCGGAAACAAAAGCGAATCCCGCTCTACTGGCGAACTGGAGCGCTCTCTCGGCTTATCTCCTGTCATGGTTGACAAAAACGGAAATCACGACATTAAGGTGGGCTTTTCCGAACCGAGAACGGACGGTTCAAGCAACGCAAAAATCGCAAATATCCTTGAATACGGTACAAGCAGTCAGACCGCAAAACCCTTTCTGAAACCCGCAAAATCCGCTGTGAAAAAACAGTGCGTGGACGCTATGAAATCCGCTTTTGAAAAGGAGGTCGAGGGGCTGTGAGCTTGCTTTCAGAACTTACCGAAATTGCAAACCAGCTGAAAGTCCCCGCGCGTACTGCGGTTTACTCGGGAAAGCCGCCCGATGAATATCTTGTGTTCACTCCGCTCTACGACAGCTTTGAACTTCATTCGGACAACAAGCCCGAAATTGATGTACAGGAAGTGCGGATTTCGCTGTTCAGCAAGGTTAATTACAATCAGACCAAAAGCAAAATTATCCGCGCCCTTATCAGCGCAGATATTACGATAACCGCCCGAAAATATGTCGGTCACGAGGACGATACGGGCTACAATCACTATGCCATTGATGTGGCGAAAGAATACGGATTGGAGGAGATATAAATGGCAACTATCGGTTTGGATATGCTTTACTACGCACCTATAACCGAGGACGAAAACGGCAATGAAACCTACGGAACTCCCGCAAAACTCGCCAAGGCTATGACTGCGGATTTGTCCGTGGAACTCGCCGAGGCAACGCTTTATGCCGATGACGGCGCGTCCGAAATCGTCAAGGAGTTCAAGAGCGGAACGCTTTCCCTCGGCATTGATGATATTGGCAACAGCATCGCGTCTGTTTTGACGGGAGCAACTATTGACAGCAACAACGTGGTTATTTCCGCAAGCGAGGACGGTGGTAATCCTGTGGCTATCGGCTTTCGTGCGAAGAAGTCCAATGGCAAGTACCGCTACTTCTGGCTTTATCGGGTCAAGTTCGGTATTCCGTCAACTTCGCTTGCTACCAAGGGCGACAGCATTACGTTTTCTACGCCGACTATCGAGGGCACGGTTCTCCGCAGAAACAAGCCGGACGGCAGCGGAAAGCACCCGTGGAAAGCGGAAGTCACAGAGGGAGAAAAGGACGTTCCCGCAAGCGTTGTTACGGACTGGTACAAGTCGGTGTACGAGCCGACATACGCGGCAACTTTGCCCGAAGTTTTACCGACAGAAAACGAGGAGGTTTAATCTATGGAAAACGAGCGCAGTTCTGTAATCACAATCGGCGGTGATCAGTATGAAATGGTTCTCACTACACGAGCGACAAAGGCAATCTCCACCCGCTACGGCGGTCTTGACAATCTCGGCGACAAGCTGATGAAATCCGAGAACATGGAGATGGCGCTTGATGAAATCGTGTGGCTGATAACGCTGCTCTGTAACCAAGGCATACAGAGATACAACCTCAAAAGCGAGGATAAAAAAACTCTGCTCACCGAGGAAACCGTGGAGCTTCTCACCTCACCCGGCGAGCTTGCGGAGTACAAGGACGCAATTACCGAAGCTATGCTGAAAGGCACAAAGCGGAATGTGGAAAGTGAAGATACCTCAAAAAACGCAGTAACAGCCGAGTAAACGATGATGAATTGTTCACTCGGCTGTTCTATTACGGTACGGCTCAGCTACACCTCGCTTCGGAAGAGGTGTGGCTTATGCCGTTCGGATTTCTGTTGGATTTGTGGGAATGCCATAAGCAGTTTACGGGGATTGCAAAGCCGAAAAGGGAGATGTACATTGATGAGGTTGTGCCGATGGGAATTTGATTGGAAAAGTGGTTGAAAAAAGTGGTAATGTGTTGTATAATAGGTTTGTAGCGGGCAGTTAATCTGCCCTATAAATCGAAATATGTAAAGGGGAATAATGATGATATTAGAAACTGATAGGCTAATTCTACGCAGATATTCTGCTGATGATTTGAATGATTTGTTTGAATATTTATCAGATGATGAGGTTGTAAAATTTGAGCCATATAAGGTGATGAGTTTGGAAGAAACAAAGAATAATCTGAAGTGGCGAATTGAAACAGACGAAATGATTGCGGTAGAGCTAAAGGAAACCCAGAAAATGATTGGCAACATTTATCTTGGAAAAAGAGATTTTAATTCACTTGAAATCGGATATGTTTTTAACCGTGCTTTTTGGGGAAAAGGTTACGCAAAAGAAGGGTGTGAAGCAATAATACAATACTCATTTCAAAACGGTATCCACAGAATATTTGCGGAATGTGATCCTGACAATATAAACTCCTGGAGATTGCTGGAATCTATTGGATTTGAAAAAGAAGCACATTTAAAACAAAATGTTTTCTTTTGGAAGGACGAACAAGGAAATCCTATTTGGAAAGACACTTTCATTTATGCAAAGCTGAATTCATAATACAACTTCCCATAAGTCGAGCAGTTTAACACACTAAAGGAGCACCCACCACGGCTGCTCCTTTTTCATATTCCACCGAGCCGCAAGGCTCTTTTTTTATGCCCATTTTCCAAGGAGGTGACACAGAATGTCTGAGAATTTCGGCTTGAAAATCGGTCTTGAGGGCGAAAAGGAATTCAAAAAATCCCTCGCTGAAATCAACAATTCTTTCAAGGTGCTTGGCTCTGAAATGAAGCTTGTGGATTCACAGTTCGACAAGAACGATAAATCCGCCGAGGCTCTCACGGCGAGAAACCAAGTTCTGAACAAGGAAATCGACCAACAGAAACAGAAGATAGAAACGCTTCGTTCTGCCCTTGCCAATGCCGCAGAGTCTTTCGGCGAGAACGACCGCCGCCCTCAAAGCTGGCAGATACAGCTGAACAATGCGCAGGCTGCTCTGAACGGCATGGAGCGCGAACTTAACTCCAACACCACCGCTCTCGCAAATGCCGACAAGGGCTTTGGCGAAGCGGGAGATGAAGCAAAGGATTTCTCCAATTCTGTTAAGAAAGCCGCCGACACAAGCGAGGACGCTGACGGAAAGCTGAGCCGGCTCGGAGATACCGCAAAGAAAATCGGCGCGGCTCTCGGGGCGGCTGCGGCGGCAGTCGGAACAGCCTGTGTTGCCGCGGGAAAAAAGCTGTGGGATATGGCAAACGAAGTGGGGTCAGCCGGTGACCAAATCGACAAGACCTCGCAGAAAATCGGTATCAGCGCCGAAAGCTATCAGAAGTGGGGCTATGTATTTGAACGCTGCGGCGCGGACGTGGACAATCTTCAATCGGGAATGAAAACGCTGTCCACCGTCATAACGGACGCAGCGAACGGTTCGGATTCAGCTGCCGAAAAGCTGTCTGCTGTGGGGCTTTCCATTGAGGAACTTAACGGAAAGTCGCAGGACGAACAGCTGAGCATGGTCATAACTGCTTTGCAAGGTATGGAAGCGGGCGCGGAGCGTACCGCCGCTGCAAACGACCTCCTCGGAAAATCCGCAACGGATATGGCTGCCGTTCTGAACATCACCGCAGAGGAAACCGAACGTTTGAAGCAAGAAGCGGAAGATTACGGCATGGTTATGAGCAACGAAGCCGTAGCCGCGTCTGCCGCTTTTGAGGACAGCCTTACTCGCCTTTCAAATACCGCAGGCGGTTTGAAGAACCGAATGGTCGGAGAACTTCTGCCCGGAATAACGCAGATTACAGACGGGCTTGCCGACCTGCTTGCGGGAAACGATAATGCCGCCGATGAGTTGAAAAACGGTGTTACATCTGTTATCGACACTATCCGAACGCTGATTCCGCAGTTTGCAGAACTCATAACCTCGATCGCGGGAGCAGTTCTTAAAAGCGCTCCGGAGATAATCAAGGCGCTTGCGGACGGTCTGCTGTCGGCAATCTCCGAACTCACTCCGACACTCACTAAAATCGTGACCGAGATTATTTCGGCTTTGGTGGGACTACTGCCGCAGATAGTTTCGGCGGG